TTCCTGATGGGTCGGTTAGAAGGCTACAAATTCGTAGAAGAAGTGATTCACTCTCTTTTACGCGGGGCCGAAGACTAACAAAAGGACCTTTTAATGGAAATGACTGCTTTGGAAAAGAAATGGGCCGAAGAGAAAGAGGCCCATGAGCCAGTTTTGGACGATGCTTACACGTCAGACGGGAGTCTGAGCGTGGAAAAGCTGGAGGAATCGGTTCTGGAACGGATTCCCAGGCCAACTGGTTGGCGAATTGTCATTCTGCCGTACCGCGGCGCTGAGAAAACCAAGGGCGGTATCGTCCTGGCCGATCAAACTCGGCAGCGCGAGCAAGTGGCGACGGTCTGCGGGTATGTTTTGTCGGTTGGCGACCTTGCGTACAAGGATGAAGCCAAATTTCCGAATGGAGCATGGTGCCAGAAGGGCGACTGGGTCATTTTTGGCCGTTACGCCGGTGCCAGGCTGAACATTGATGGCGGCGAGATCCGAATCTTGAACGATGACGAGATCCTGGCGCGCATTCAAGACCCCGAAGACATTCTTCACCTGTGAGGTAGCCCATGGCAAATACTGTTCCCGACACCCAACTTGAATTTGACATCGGCGCGGACGAGAAACCGGCCGAAATTACCCTGGACGAGCCTAGTGATTTGTCCAAGGCGCCGATGGAGACATCCAATTCGGCGCTTACCTCAACTTCTGCCACCCAGGCAGAGCGCGAAGAGCTGGATCACGTCAGTGACGCGGTGCAAAAGCGCATTGCCAAGCTGACGGCCCGCATGCGGGAGTCCGAGCGCCGCGAGCAGGCAGCCTTGGAGTACGCCCGCGGCCTGCAAAGCCAGGCGCAGGAGCTTCAGCAGAAGCTTGTCCACACGGACTACAGCCGGCTGAACGAAGCCAAGACCCGCCTGGAGACGCAGCAGGCTACGTTGAAGGCCATCATCAAGAAAGCCCGCGAAGAGGGCGACATTGACACCGAAACCGATGCCAATCAGCGGCTTTCCGAGCTGGTTCCGATCTTGGAAGAGGAAGGTGGCTGGCTTCAGACGCAAGAGCAGCAGATCAATCAGCCTCAAGTGGCACAGCAGGCCCCGCAACAGGTTCAACAGCCTGTTCGGGCACAAGCAGCGCCTCCTGCGCCTTCTCCCCGTGCGGAGGAGTGGGCCGCCCGCAATACTTGGTTTGGCCAGGACCGCGTGCTGACCTATGGAGCCTGGGGAATCCACCAGACTCTTGTGGAAAGCGAGGGGTTTGACCCCAACAGCGACGAATACTATACTGAATTGGACCGCCGTCTTCGGGAGGAATTTCCGAAGCGGTTTACGGACGAAAGTCCGCAACAAACCAACAGACAACAGCGTCCCGCGCCGGCTGTTGCCCCTGCTACCCGGAGTTCCGGAATCAATAGTGCGCGCCGTACTGTTCGGCTATCCCCGAGTCAGGTTGCTATCGCTAAGAAGCTGAATGTTCCTCTTGAGGAATATGCCAAGTACGTAAAGGAGTGATCAAATGAGCGAAACCAAACTTACCCTCGACCGCAGCTCTCGTGCTTCTCGCGAAAAAGAGTCGCGTCGCCGCCCTTGGCAGCCTCCTTCACGTCTTGACGCTCCCCCTGCCCCTGAAGGCTTTCAACATCGCTGGATTCGATCAGAAGTCAATGGGTTTGATGACAGGCAAAACGTCTACGGACGTCTCCGCGAGGGCTACGAGCTAGTCCGACTGGAGGAGTTGCCCGAGGAATACCAAGGCATGCTGCCCACCATTGAAGATGGCAAGCACGCAGGCGTGGTTTCCGTAGGCGGCTTAATGCTGGCCCGCATTCCCCTTGAAACTGTCGAAGAGCGCAATGCCTACTTTGCGAAGAAGGCGCGGGATCAGTTGACTGCGGTAGATAACGAGCTGCTGCGTGAGAACGCACACTCGTCAATGCGGATTCAGAGCCCCGAGCGGAGTTCGCGCACCACCTTCCGTAAGCCGGAATAATCTGGCTGACCATTCAATCTTCGGAGCTTACAAATGCCAAACGTCAATAAGGCCTTTGGATTGCGTCCCGTCGGTAACCTGTCTGCTACTGGTGCCCAGAAACAATATGGGTACTACATTCAGTCGGGCTATGCCACCGCGATCTATCAAGGTGACCTCGTGGTCGTCTATGACGGCTACATCATCAAGTACGACGCTGCCACGCACGCTGCCCCCACGGGCGTGTTCAACGGTGTGCAGTACAACGACCCCACTCGTGCCGACAAGCCGACCTGGAAGAACTATTACCCCGGTAATATCACTCCCAACATCGGCCCCATCGACTGCGAAGTGCTGGACGATCCGAGCCAACTGTTCCTGATCCAGGCTGCTGGCACGATCACCCAGGCCGACATCGGCAAGAACGCCGATCCGACCTCCGGTACCGGTGGCAGCAACATCACTGGTGTTTCTGCCGCTACGCTGGGCACCCCCGCCAAGACGGCTGCACTGACCATGAAGATTGTTGGCTTGAGCAATCAGGCTGGCAACGAGCTTGGCAAGTACGCAGTGGTCGTCGTTAAACTCAATCAACATCAGTACGGTAGCGTCGGTGTTGCAGCGGATGGAGCACCCTAATCATGGCAATCACCCGTTCACAACTTGTTAAAGAGCTGGAGCCAGGCCTGAACGCTCTGTTCGGTTTGGAGTACAAGCGTTACGAGAACGAGCACGAGGAGATCTTCTCCATCGAGACTTCGGATCGTGCGTTTGAAGAGGAAGTCATGCTGACCGGCTTCGGTGCAGCTCCGGTGAAGACTGAAGGCGCTGGCGTCCAGTACGACAACGCAATTGAGTCCTTCACTGCGCGCTACACCCACGAGACGATTGCCATGGCTTTCGCGCTGACCGAGGAAGCCGTTGAGGACAACCTCTACGACCGACTGGCTGGCCGTTACACCAAGGCAATGGCTCGTTCGATGGCCCACACCAAGCAGGTCAAGGGCGCTGCGGTTCTGAACAACGGCTTCGACCCCGCCTTCCCGGGCGGTGACGGCGTTTCGCTGTTCGCTACCAACCACCCCACGGCTCTCTCGGCCAACTTCGCCAACCGTCCCACGGTCGGCGCGGACCTGAACGAGACGTCTCTGGAGCAGGGCATCATCGACATCGCCGCGTTCATCGACGAACGTGGCCTGAAGGTGGCGCTGACCGCACGCAAGTTGATCGTTCCGAAGGAGCTCCAGTTCACCGCTGAGCGCCTGATGAAGAGCACGCTGCGTACGGCCACGGCTGACAATGACATCAACGCGATCAAGTCCATGGGCCTGATCCCGGAGGGTTACTCTGTCAACCACTACCTGACCGACGTCAACGCTTGGTTCCTCATCACTGATGCCCCCAACGGCCTCAAGATGTTCGAGCGTTCGCCGATCAAGACCGCCTTTGAAGGCGACTTTGACACCGGCAACGTCCGTTACAAGGCTCGCGAGCGTTACAGCTTTGGCTGGAGCGACCCCCGCGGCGCCTACGGCTCTCCTGGCGCCTAATCAGCGTCGGAAAACCGGGAAAAGGGGCCTTGTGCCCCTTTTCTTTTTGGCCTATATTCAACCCAGTCCAAGATCCCAAACCTGCTTGCTGACCGACTTGGCGGACTGACCTCAGAGACAGCAAGCGCAACCTGAGGAGCCTCTAATGGCACGCACTACCTTTTCGGGCCCAGTAGCCTCGCAAAACGGCTTTATTACTGGAACCCCTTCGGCGCCTTACGTCACCACCTCTTCTACGGCCACCGGTACGGCAACCCGTGCTGCGTCGTTCATCGTCAACCCGACCGCCAGTTTTGGCAGTTCTACCGCCACTGCGCCTTCTAGCGCGCAAGGTGTGGCAGGTCAGGTTTTTGGCTCGGGCAATCAGACCTCTACCGCCACTTACTACATCGGTACGATGGGCCGGTATCTGATGACGGGCACCAACGCCTCGACGTTTGCCAAGGCAGGCGTGATGGGCGTGGTTGGCGACCAGACTACGACGGCCGATGCTGCCGTGATGGCCTGGATGGACGGCGACGGAGGTGTCACGACCGCCCGCGCGGGCTTCGGTATCGGTATGACCCAGTCTACCGGTGCTTCGGGCTTTGACTACGGTATGGACCTGAATCTTCAGGATGCCGTGGGTGGTGGCGGCTCGATTCGCCCGTACAAGAAGGCCGAGATCCGTGTGTCCAACAATGTGGTCGTGATGACTGGCGCAGGTGCTCCTACTTCGGGTGCCTCTGGTACCGGCGACAACTTTGCTGGCCCGGGCTCGTTGTTTGTTGACGTGACCGGCGCTAACCTGTACGTTCAGGCGGGCACCATTTCGTCTCCCGATTGGAAGCTCGTGACTCGTGCCGCCTAATGTTCACGCACGACGACAAGGAGTTTGAGTATCTCGTGAACCTATTAGTGCAGCAGCGTGACTTTGCAATGGGTCAAGCTGCTGCGCTTTTCAAGGAAAACGCGGAACTCAAAGCCCAGCTTGCTGAATTAAACGGAACAAAGCAAGAGGAGCCGCCTCATGGGCTTTCAATATGACGTAAAAGCGAAAAACATGGTGGCTACCGGTGCCTCGGGCATCGGTACCCCACGTGCTCGCGTCAAAGGGATCTACGCAGTCCTCGGTAACCTTGTCGGGTCCTTGTCTTTCAGGGACGGTGGCGCTGGCGGCACGGAGCTAATCAAGCTCGATACCCCGGCCAATACCACCGGCAGCGGCTACCTTTACATCATCATTCCTAACGATGGTGTTCGGTTTGAAGCGGATCCGTATGTAACCCTCACCAACGTCACCTCGGTGACGTTCTTCTACGGTTAAGGAGCCCAGCATGGGACGCGCAGCAAAAATGGCGATTGACCAGTACCAGGGCGAGGTTCAGCCCGGTGCTCAGAAACAGGACATGAGCAAGGGCGGTCCGAAGCAGACGCCTCGCAAGGACTATCAGAAGCCCAGCGCCTCTGTGGCCCCTCGCGGCGTTGGCGAGGCCCGTAACAAGCAGTGCAAGATGTACTGACGCATGGCCAAGTCACCTGCTTGGCAGCGCAAGGAGGGCAAGAGCCCCAGCGGCGGCTTGAACGCCAAAGGGCGCGCCTCCTACAACCGCGCCAATCCTGGCAAGCCGGGGCTGAAGGCTCCGCAGCCGGAGGGTGGGCCACGCAAGAAGTCATTCTGTGCCAGGATGTCCGGCATGAAAGCCAAGCTGACTAGCGAAAAAACGGCAAACGATCCCGATAGTCGTATCAACAAGAGTCTTCGGAAATGGAAGTGCTGATATGGAACATCGTGCTGTCGTTTGCGTCCGCGGCAGCACTGCTTTGGGTCAAGTCGATGCACGACGAGCTGAAGCGCGTGTCTATTTTGCTGAGCAAGACGCGGGAAGAGAACGCGGAAAAGTTTGTTACTCGGGCGGATGTCCACAGCGACATCAATCGGGTGCTTGTTCGGCTGGACAGGCTTGACGAAAAGTTGGATGCCTTTATAAAGGAGCAGCGCAGTGCCCTCTCATAAGAAGCCCGCGAAAGTGGAAAAGGTCATGCATGAGTTCAAGACCGGGGCACTGAAGTCCTCGTCTGGCCAGAAGGTGACCAATCGCAAACAAGCAGTGGCCATCGCCTTGAGCGAGGCCGGTATGTCCAAACCAGCCAAGAAAGGCGGCAAGAAATGATGAACGGCAACTACAAGAAGGGCGGTCTGGCCAAGCGTGGTCAGGGCATCGCCGTTAAGGGTTTCAAGGACGGCGGCATGGCCATGAAGGGCGTGCCCAAGGGTGGCAAGATCTCTGCATCTGGCCCTGACATGGCTGGCCCCCAGGGCAAAACCATGAGCGAGCCGGTCAAGAAGGCCTCTACTGGTGACGTTGTGCAAGTCCGCGGTGTGGGCGCCGCTCGCGCTCGCAAGGCAACCATCTACTAAATCATGGCTACATCGGGCACGTCGAACTTCAATCTGGAGTTCGATGACATCATCACCGAAGCGTACGAACGCTGCGGCTATGAGAATCGGGACGGTTACGACATGAAGACCGCCCTGCGCTCGATCAACCTCATGTTTGCGGAGTGGGCCAACCGCGGGCTGAACCTGTGGACGATTGAACAGCGGCAGATTCCGCTGGTTGTTGGCCAGTACGAGTACACGCTGCCGGACGACACGGTGGATGCCCTGTCCGCGGTCATCCGCACCAATGCGGGTACCTCGAACCAGCAGGACATCACCATTGACCGGATTGGCTACGCCGAGTACCTGCACGTTCCCAACAAGAACACGCGGTCGCGCCCGGCGCAGTACTTTGTGCAGCGCACGGCTCCGGCTAAGTTGTTCCTGTACCCGGCGCCGGATGCTACGACCACCTACGAGTTTCGGTACTACGTAATTCGTCGCATCCAGGACACTGGGGCGTACACGAACACCGCCGACATTTCGTTCCGGTTTTTGCCGTGCCTGATTGCGGGCCTTGCCTACTATCTGGCCATCAAAAAGGCCCCGGATCGCATCCAGATCCTCAAGTCGTTCTACGAAGAAGAGTTCTTCCGGGCTGCTACGGAAGACCGTGAGCGGTCCAGCTACTTCGCCGTTCCGACTTACACGACGAGGTAGTCATGGGCGCTGGGTTTGCATCAGGCAAGTTCGCGATTGCGCTGTGCGACCAGTGTGGCCAGCGGTTCAAGCTCAACTCACTGATCAAGGACTGGAGGGGCTTCAAGGTCTGCGACGAGTGCTACGAGCCCAAGCATCCGCAGTTGGAGCCCAAGCGCACGATTACCGAGCCGCAGGCCTTGTATCAGCCTCGTCCTGAAGCGACAATGGGCGTGACGGTATTCGTGGGGTTCACCGTGGACACTTCGTTTGCCAGCATTGGCATGATGCCGATGCCTTATGCAAAACGAGAACCAGGACGCCTCGTTCGCGGCGGAGATTCCTGTCTTCATCCGCCAAGCTGAGCAGCGCATCTACAACACGGTCCAGCTTGCAAATTTGCGCAAGAACGTCACGGGCAACCTGACAGCCAACAACAAGTACCTGCAGTGCCCTAGCGATTTTTTGTCAACCTACTCTTTGGCGGTGGTTGACGGGACGGGTGCTTATACGTACTTGCAAAACAAGGACGTGAACTTTATTCGGCAGGTCTATCCGACTCCCACGTACACGGCGCTGCCCAAGTACTACGCCATCTTCGGCCCCAGGTCTGACAACGAGGATGAACTGACGTTTATTGTGGGCCCCACCCCCAATGCCGCGTACACGGTCGAGCTTCACTATTACTACTACCCTGAGTCAATCACGGAGGCAGCCAATGGCCAGACTTGGCTGGGCG